TGGGCATCGAATTTCTATATTTGAATAACGGAATCTTGACACAATACGATTTCGGAAACGCTGATCACACTTTAAAATTTAAAATTACATGTTCTACAGACAAGCTAGAGGTTTCGAGTAAAATACCGTACACGGACAAAGAGCCTGAGTCCGTTCCCGAGCCACAAATAAGTATTCCAGAAGTGGGGAATTCTTATGAATGGAAACATTTTGTACATATCGGAATCATCGTACTGATCGGCATCCTCCTGATGATTCTCATGAGACGACGAAAACCCGTTTAACGGGAGACCGCGTAGACAGGTGTCGCGGGCTTGGACACGCGAGTGGAGATGCCGGACACGATCATGAACACGACGATGGACAATAGAGTGGTGAGGACAGCGGTGAGCGCGTACTGGCTACCACCATTCTTGGGGATCTTGATCACCTGGTTGATCACCCACCGGACGAGGTCCATCCAGGACATCGCCGCAGCGAAAGAGAAACCGGCGACAATCGCGTTGAGAGACTGTGTCTCGAGTTCCTGGGTAACGAGGTTGACGGTGTCAATAGCAGCCTTCATTGTGTTTTATATATTACAGTAGGAAAAAATTTTACTCTGGAAGAAGTTCCTCCCTTTTAACCGTTTTGAAATGTTTCTTCCTGAGTTTTTTACACTTTGAGAAGACTGGTTCATCATCGGATGAATACCCGTCTGAATTAGACTGTGCATCATACGCTCTGAAAGAATTTTCGGAAAATGTCCAAGAATCAGGCTCCCATGTGTCCATTACTATTAATTGCATTTTTTATCATCTCTTCTACTGGACTCTGAGGAACCCATGAGTCCCAGCGATCATATGCTTCGTTGATTAAGTTCATGTTATGGTCGTCACCCGAATATCTCACAAACTGTGGACAATCCTTATCCTCGACTTCTTCTATCTCATCTTCTTCATCGTCACCGTCTTCGTAAATTTCGGGGATGAGTGAACCGATCGTATCACCGACAGTACACATCGCAGAATATTTCATTGCATATTCCATATCTTCTGGGAGTATAACATCCCTCCCACAAGCCTTCGAATATTCAGCCGCGAGTACCACACTTCGTTCCATCACAGGTGTGATAATGTTTGTCATATTTTCGATGTACTGCTGCATCATCTCATTTCCCGCATCACCAAATCCAGATTGCATGTTCATGGTGAATATTCTCTGAGAAATACGGAGAGTATCGTAAACTTAGGTGTAACATTTACCTCGAACTATGAAATTGGTCTCAGGTGAATGAGTCATCTCTCACCTGGGTAAAATTTTGCGAAATAAAACGATTTGGTATAGTAGAATGAATTTACAGTTGAAGAAATTCAAGCCCGAAAGTATCACGGATGATCGGGTCTGTGTGTTTATAGGTAAGCGTAACACAGGTAAATCGACCCTGGTGAAAGATATTATGTTTCATAAGAGACACTTACCGGCTGGCATAGTTCTTTCAGGAACTGAGGAAGGAAATCATTTCTATTCAGAGTTTATCCCAGATTTATTTGTGTACGGTGATTACGATAAAGATGCGATCGAGCGAGTCATGGCGAGACAGCGTAAATTAATCGGTTCTGGTAAAACGAACTGTGGAGCTTTCATGCTATTGGATGATTGTATGTATGACTCAAAGTTTCTCAAAGATACGTGTATTCGTCAGTGTTTCATGAATGGACGTCACTGGAAGATTTTCTTCATGTTGACGATGCAGTACGTGATGGATCTTCCACCGGCACTTCGCGCAAATGTAGATTATGTCTTCATCCTCAGGGAGAACATCATTCAAAATCGAGAAAAGCTATACAAGTCGTTCTTTGGAATCTTCCCCTCGTTTGATATGTTCTGTAAAGTCATGGATGCTTGTACAGAAAACTACGAATGCCTCGTATTGGACAACACAGTAAAGTCTAATAAAATACAGGATTGTGTCTTTTGGTATAAAGCGACGCTGAGGAAAAACTTCAGGGTAGGTGGTCCTGAACTATGGCAACTTCATAAAAAAATGTACAACCCAAAACACATGGATCAGAGAGAACAAGATGCGAAGAAGGCGACAAAGAAAACGGCACTCACCGTCACGAAGAGAAAATAATGCGTCACTCATACGTTTCAAAAACATAGGCGTATATTAAATGGCTACAGATCAAGTATACACGATGAATCTTTCCGATGATGGGGATGGAATGGTGCCTCTTACTGATAAACCATCTACCGCGTTCGTGAATAATGAACAGGAAAAAAATATCCGCGAACGTAAAGTAACGATGGACTCTACTCCCATTAACGATATTATGTTGGACCCACCAATGATGGATCAGGAACCTAGGATGCAGGGAATGATGCCCCAGATGACCGCAGCACAGCCCCAGGGTTCCTATGCCGCTCCCCAGACGGTTCAGACACAAGCTCCCGCCAACAAGTACCCTCTTAACCTCACAGATGATCAGATCATCGCCCTTATCGCGGGTGCATGCACCGCTATCGCGGTGAGTCGGCCCATCCAGGATCGTCTCGCGACTTCTATCCCCAAGTTCCTTAACGAACAGGGGGGTAGAAGTGTGGTCGGTCTCGCGTCTACCGGTGTAGTCGCCGCCATCGTATTCTATTTTGTGAAGGATTATATCGTTAGATCTTAATAAGTATTCTGCGATTCCCAACCCATATTACTGTAAATCGAATTATCAATTCCGGTGTAATACGTTATGAGAGCACCTGAAGCCAGGGCCAGCATTAATACGATACTGTGCTTAAGTATCTTATTTTTGTTTTCCTCACAATTATTGTCAAAATACTCTCTCGATTCAGTCCAAACCTTATGAAGCCCGTACATGAGTATCAGTGCGATAATCGTCGTCGTGAAGAAGAAACTTCTGTCCACTGCAAGTCGTGGGATGTTACCGACGATCAACCTGAACACGTTTGGTATGAACACGATAGTCCAGAAGAGTTTGAAGTTGTAATTGTCGACGAATTTGGGAATCAAAACCATACCATATATGGCAAGCCAATACGCGAGCACTGTCAATAAAACTGCGACGGGTGTTTTCATTTAGTCTATATAAATATTATTTATCCTGAACATGTTCACCACAAAATGGGGTCCTTTTGGGAATCTTTTCATAAATACCCAACTCTACACAAATATCACGCAGTTCGGTATAGTTGTCCCAGAATTCAGGGGTGTGGGAATATTCGTCAACGGTGGAATGCGCGAGTTCGTGTATGAGCACATGGAAAATCTCATTAGGTGTTCCATCTAGACACACAGTAATTTCACTCCCCTTGTTCAGGTTATACCCTACAGTTCCGTTCATCTTTTTGATACCCGTGATTGGAATATGTCTCCTGATAGTGTTAAACTTTTGATTATCAGTTTCGTGTAGATGTTCCCTGAGAACCCGATATCTCTCCTTCACGTCAACAAATTCCTGTGGTTCCTGTGTGTCGTAAAGAATGAACAAACATATGACCAATAATATAATGGCCAATCTCATCTCTTATATACAAAGATAAATTTACTATACATCTCTGAGATTGCATTTCCAGACAGACCTTCCCAGAGTTGTAAACTAAACCCCAACTCTTCTAAATGTGTGACCAATAAATCTTTGTACGCGATAGGTTCTCCTTTTGGGCCATCGGCATAATACGGTGTATCTACGAGGTTCACGAACAATTTTTCACCAAATCCACCATTTCCATGATGTTTCATGACAAAAAAGTTTCCCATGTCATCTTTGAATGGTGTTTTGAATGTAATCCTTTCGGAATCCGGGATAATACCCACCAAAACCCCGGATGGTTTCATTCGTTTTTTAATTTCTTTGATAGAGCTAAAAAACACGTCTTTAGATGCAAAAATATAGTGGAGTGAAAAGTTAAAACATACGACATCAAACTTTCTATTTGGACAATTGTGAATGTCACCTTCATAAAAGTTTACACGCAAGTGCATATTTTTGGCGCGCATTCGAGCTTCCGCGATCGCACTCGGTTCTGGATCACACATGTTTATGTTCACACCACACTTATACCATTTTTGAAGATCTCCACCGAAACCACATCCGACATCCAGGATATTCTGCCCCTCTTTGGTGACAGTTTGGATGAGCGCCCGCTTGGCATCATTGTGATTTTTTCGAATCTCTTCCATGTTCTCATATGTATTCATTCTTTTATGGTACTTAGGTTATTCAAGGACTTAAAGTTTTGAATCCTTACAAAGATATAATGTCTCTCGAAACCGACTACACGACTGTACCCGGACAGGTGTTCGCGTGCCTTTCCATCGTCGGACCAGACACCCCCCAGAAAACTGATAAATATGGAATTAAGATCCGTGGCACATTTGCGACCCGTGACGAGGCTGCGAACCACGCGAAGCGCCTTCAGAAGGAGGATCCCACATTCGACATCTACGTCGTCGATATGTACAAATGGCTTTTGATCCCCCCTGATCCCACAAAGATTGAGGATGTTCATTACACGAACGAGAAACTCGAAGAGATTATGACTGGTTACAAGGATAGTCAGGCTCAGGCTGCCAGACTCTTCCAGGAACGTAAGCAGGGTATGATGAATGCCAANTCGATGACACCCGGTGATGACAACTCTCAGTATTATACCAAGCCAGATGAGGCACCCATTTCTCACCCAGCCGAGGTGATCGAACGTCTCAAGAAGGAAAAGCCCGATACTCCCATGGAGGATCTCGTAAAGGAAGCCGACGCGATCGTCGCCGCGGAAGTCGAAGAGCGTCGTAAACAGCGGGAGGCTGACAATAAGCTCGAGGAAGTCAAGGAGGAAGAGGAGTCGGCGTAAAAATAATAATGTTATAAAATAAACGAAATGTTTAAGATACTTCTCACGACCCTTTTCGTGAGTGCGTTCTTTATTTTGTTTTTTGAACCGAAGTGGAATTTAAAAAACAAAATAGTACGAAATACTAATGAAGAAGCCACAACTACCGGTGGTTTTATTGAAGATACGTATAGAGGTCCTTTCGTAGACCATTTTATCCCCCCTACTTACGGGGATATAGGCACGTTTACCTCATATTCAAGTATACCTGAGAATAACTGGCTGCATGGTTTTCCCCATGAAAAAGCCAAGTAAAAATACGGCGAATGCGATGATCCATGTGGATTTATCTATAGAAGTGAAGAAATCCTTCTTTTCTTCTGGAGGTGGTCGAGTGTAGTGCATCTCAGACGGGTGAAAATAATATTGTTCCGGTTCATGAACCATTTCTTGTTTATTATCTTCATCCCTCTCCTGATTTAAAGGGTCTATGGAAGAGTTATAATCAATCGGATTTCCTATGTCAGTCTCCATTTCTAATATAAAACCTGATTTTTTTAAGTATATTATTCCTCACTTTCACTCTCACTCTCGTCGACAACGAAACCTTTAAGATTCCCATTTTCGTCCATTTCCTCATCGTCATCCTCACCCTCTTCGTCGTCATCAGAATATTGCTCATCTTCTGTATCCAAGTCGGAGTCAAAATCGGAATCATATTCATCTGAGTGATAATCATCTTCGAGAACCTCCTCAGTCGCCTTGAAGAGTTCGGGTTTCTTTATAATTCTACCAGAGCGGGTTGTAAACGTAGTCATTACTACTGTTTAAGGAGATTTACAATCGGAGAAGATAACGCATACGTACGTGCAGACGTCTTTGTTTTACAAACTGGACACGTCTGCTTTATCTCTTTGTTCTTTTTGATCACATACGACATCGTAAAATTCTCGTGCCCCCCTTGTATCGTTTCACAATACGTAGAAGTGGTGAGTAGCACGAGATCGGTTTTATTTCTCTTCATGTGTACGATTCGTAAATCTTCTGGGGATTTCATATTTTTTCGAATGAACGTTTCTAATTTTGGTTTCACGTCGTTATGAGTAACAACGGGCTTCTCTACAAACTTTTTGATTTCTGGACATTTCTTGAGACTCTCTCTTTCCGGATACAAGAGTGAAACGATATTAGAACCTAATTCATGTTTTCGACCGTAAAAGTCCTTACAAAATCCATCCCGTCTCCCCCTGATGGTTTCACAGAGACAGAAACACTTCTGTGCAATCACCTTACCACTAATTAAAAACCACACGTGATTAGAACCGTGTTCTCTTTTGAGGTTTTCACAATATTTC